AAGTTCGCGTCATTCCGCCTCTCCACGCGCGAAAACGTCGGGTTTGGACTCGATCAGCAGTCGTTTGACGACGTAATCAGCCAATTCGACGCATATCTGGTCCCTCAGAACGTCGATGGGTACTTCATCGAAGCTCCCGACGCATATTTCGGCGCTCCGAGCGTCGAAGCGAGCTTCATTGACGACTTGCCCGAGGAACAGACCCCCGTGAAGGGCAACCTGTACGTGCAGGGCGTCGATCCTGCGCTCTCAGCCGACGGTTCGTGGGCGCTGACGCTCGATTACACGACGCCGGGGACCATACGCGGCGTGCGCGTGCGCGTGAAGGAAGGCCGACAGACGCTCCCGAGCGTGGTGAACATGGTGCGCGAGGGCCACCTGTTGTTCAACGCCGAGGGCGCTAGGTGTGTGACCATCATCGACTCAACTGCGCTGGGCGGGAAGATGTACAAGGACGAACTGAAGATCATCCGTCCCCTGCGCGAAGTTGACTTCGGTGGGGCATCGTCCAAGAAACTCCAACTCATGTCGGACCTCCGAACCCTCATGGAGCGCGGACGTTTGCGCCTGCCGCGCCACGGGCGATACTGGGCCGAGTTGCGCAGACAACTACTCTCGTACAAACTAGACGACAAGAAGTTGACGCAGGATGGCGTTATGGCATTAGCGGTCGCCGTCAAGTATGCTTTGAGTAACCCGGAGGCGCCGGTAGAGGCGAACTTCGACTTCTTCTAAAGGGGCGCAAGATGGCCGAGAGGATCACTGATATCGCGCTGAAGGCGGCGCGCGACGCGCTGAAGTCTCAGGGCTTCACTGATCCCGAGTCAACGCCCGAGTTCAAGATTTACAAGCAGATACTTCTGCGCAAGGAACAGACGGACGCCGAGGCTGGCGCGCGTGCGTCGCTGTTCCGCAGGTATGACGACCTGTATTACCCGAACACCGTCACGGCGGGCGGCGCGGACCACTGGCCCAACGACCCGAACCTTGCGCTCGACGGGCGTGTACACATCTCGGTCAATACTCCCCCGGTGTATGTGGACATTCCGGCCGACCTTCAGGCCAAGGTGCCGTACATCAACTACATCCCCGACTCTACCTCTAAGACGGATCAGGAATCCGCCGACGCCCGAGAGAAGCTGTTTTGGGCGTGGTGGCAGGCAAACGAGATGGACCTCAACCTCGGGGTGATCTGCAAGGGCAAGGCGCTATACGGTCTAAGCGCCACGCGCCCCTACTGGGACTCCGTGAACAAGATGCCTGCCGTGTCCATCGTGCAGGCGCCCGAGTTCCTGCGCATCGGGTGGGGCAAGTCCGACTTCTCGCGCATGGACTGGGCGCTTCATTGCTACGGCATCAGCCCGCAGTCGGCGCAGGAGGAATGGGACGTTCGCGTCGAAGGCAAGAACGTCAACGGCCAAGACCTGCTCATCATCTACGGCGCAGGCGACCACGACGATCCTCTCGACCAGTGGCCGAACTCCACCTCCTCGCCGCTAAAGACCGAGTACGAGCGTCTGCAAGTCACGGTGTATGACTACTGGTACAAGGTGCGCAACGGCACCAAGACCGAAGTATGGAACGCCGTGTACGTCGGCAACCTGCTCATGGAGAACAAGCACCACGCCGAATATGACGTGATCCCGTATGTCTACATCCCCAATGGCGTGCTCCCCGGACGCCCCTACGGGGTGAGCGAGCTTTACGGTCCCGAGCAAATCTTCCGCGAGAAGGACGAGCGGATCAGTCAACTCGGGCAGGTGATCCATCGCGCGCTGACGGGCCAGATGTGGCAGTTGGTCGGACCGGACGCGCCTGACAGCGTGCCAGCAGGATCAAAGCCCGAGCCGAACAAGGTAGCCACCCCCGGACCCAACACGCGGATCGAGTCGATCCAGCCGTGGCTGCCGCAATTCCAAGGCGAGGAATACCTGAAGCGCCTTGACGACGAGCTTGAAAAGATGACCGGGCTCTCGCCCCTGATGATGGGCCTGCTCGGATCGAACGTGCCGGGTTCCTCAAAGGCCATCAACGCGGCCATCGCCATGTACGCGCCGCGCATCGACACCAAGCGCCAGCTTCTCTACAAGGGAATCAAGGAATTGTGGAGGATGACAGCGAAACTGTGGGAAGCCAAGGACTCGGACGTGAAGGAGATTATCGACGGCCACTACAGCATCGACATCCGCGCCCCCGAGATCACCATACGCGACGATGCGGAGCAGGCGCAGCGAGCGGTATCCCTAGTCCAGAGTCGTATCTGGTCGATCCGGCGCGCTATGGACGCTGTTGGTGTGGACAACGTATCCGAGGAAATCAATGCGGTCATGGAGGAACAGACTAACGCCGTCCTGAACCCCGGCTCCGTGCTGACTCAGATGCAGGAACTCCAGATGGCGCAGGCGATGGGCTTTGCCAGCCCCAATCAGGCCGCGCAGCAGGGTCCACCCTCGCTCACGCAGCAGGCGCTCGCGTCGCTGGGGCAGGCCAAGAACGCCCAGCGCACGCAGAACCCGCCACCCGGAGGCACCGCGTCGGCCAACTCGCCGGGAGCGGCGACCACGGAGGGCACGCCCGCCAACGCGCTCGGGCCAAACGGAGCGCCAGCGGCCACGCCTGAACTGACGAGTCAGACCATGCTCGCGCAGAACGGGCTGACCACGGGCCGTATCCTCGGTCAGCAGAAGATCGGGGGCTAACCGATGGCTGGAGGGTTCGGCAGGCGCCCGCGCCTGACCTCATCGTCTCTTGCCGCCACCATCGCGGCGCTCCGCAAGGCACAACTAGCGGCAGAATGGAGTGCTATTCAGGATGCGTGGAAGAACGGCGGCACCTACGACTTCGGGAAGGGCAAGGGGCCAGAGCAAGTCACGGATGCCCTCGTGCTCGCGTATATGCAGGAGCGCCGCGACAGGATCGCCGTGAACGATCCCGAGTACGCGATGTGGAATAACGGCGTCCAGCAGATGCAGTTCTCGGTGGACGAGAGCAAGATCGCGCTCCAGTTCAAGGAAGGGCGCATCTCGGCCTCGCAGGTCGCCTCGTTCTACAAGAGTCAACTCGGGAAGTACGCGGTTGACTCGGAAATCTACCGCACCATCGCGGGTAAGGCCGCTGACTGGGCGAAGTCTGCCGCTGCCTCTGCCGGTTCTGCCGCCAAGAACAGGGCCATGACCGCATTGCAGGCTCGACTCACGGCAGCCACCAACGTCGGCTACGCCTTTGATGACATGGAGGCCACGCTGACAGACGCCGCTGTCAGGGCCGGACTCATCGTGAAAGGTCAAACGCTGGCCGACATTCAGGACACGGGGCGATGGAAGAACATGCTGGCAAACGGCATCCCCGTACCCGGCGCGGCACCCATCTTTATGAGCGACTGGCAGGCGGCGCTGGACTCGCAGGACAAGGCACTCAAAGAGATCGTCGCTGTATACACACAAGCGGGTCCTGAGTATACGAAGGAAGTCCCCGCTGCCAAGGATGACGTGCGGACCTTTACCAACAACAAGTACCTCCCGTCCAATGCCATCGACGCCGAGGCTCGGTACTTCGGTGCGCGGCAGGTGTACGAGCAGGCGATGGAGGACGCACACGATAACGCAGACCTAGAGCGCGCGGCCACCGCGAAGTACAGGGCTGAACTCGTGGCGATCAGTCAGGACGACTCGCTGCCTCCGAACATGGCTGGGGGAGTAGCGTCCGAACTAAGCATTCTCGACACCGGGAAGGCAAGCGGTCCGACGTGGACCGACATGATGAACGCAACAGGCGGCAAGGGGACCGGCACGTCCGATGCCGAGACGCTTGCGGGTTGGGTGTCGGCAACCGTCAACAACGCCGACCTAGCCAAGAAAGGCTACTTGGTTTGGGGCGAGACGTTTGACTCCAGCGGCAAGCCAACGTGGGGGTACTTCGACCCGACCACCCTGCCCGGTTACGTTGACACTCCGGCCGGTATCTCGACAGACGCGAGCGTGGAGGTTGGACAACTCACCATCGACGGTCAGAAGGTCGATGCCTACATGGTGGGCCAGCCCAAGTACGTGCTCATGCTCGATGGACAGCAATTGACGAGTGACCAAATCGCTACCCTTGGGGGAGTCAGCGCAGCGCAGGCATACATCGTCAATGAACTGACCAAGCGGGGGGAGACGCAGGCTCAGGCACAGTCTGAAGTCTTTGGGTTGGTGGGCTACACTTTCTTCGGCACGGACGGCACGCCGATCCAGTACAAGGTCATACATCCCGACGGTTCGTTCTCATACTTCACGGACGATCCGTGGGGCACCACCGGAGCGACAACGAAGATCGGCGGAGACGTTAGCTCCGTGATCGGCGCCGACAATGCGACGCGGGCGCTCGGCGGCGGCAAGGTTGTCTTTGATACCTACATCGCGCCGAAGAAGAACCTCGTCTATGAACCCGGCGACACGTATCTCAACACGCGCACGGATGGCGCACCGATCCCCGGCATGACCACCACGCCAATCTCGACCGGCCCGACCGTGCGCCCTTACGTCACCGCGCAGCCGCCGAACCCGAACGACTTGTCGGCACAGGCACTCCAGCGCGTCAAGGCTATGGGCTACCCAGTAGCGACGCCACAAGCCACGCAAGCGCAGATAGACGCTTCCGTTGGCACGCGCTGGGCGGGTGCGGGTGCGTCGGCAGCGGGGCTGGCAAGGAAACAGACCGGCGTCCTTACACCCACTCCATCGGTGTTCGATGCGCCAGTGGTTAGTGAGCAGACCGGGTTCACCATCCCGCCGATCAAACTCACCACGGAACTGAAGTTGTCGACGCCGCCCTCGCTCGGCAGCATCAAGTCCGGCCCGATCAGGGCGCTCTGATGCCGGGTAACAAGTACACCTTGACGGGGGGTAGTGGTCCCGCCATTCAGTCCATCCCCACGCCCCTGTCGGGAAGCAGCATAAACCCCGATGCCGCCAATATCGGCAAGGGTAGCGTCAACGTCCTTGACCCCATAGGCTCCCTCCAGAGCGTAGCGCAGAACTTCCTCGGGGGAGTAGGTGACTTCGGCATCGGCCCACTCACGGTCAAGAACGCCGTGGGTACGGTCGGCAACGTCATCGGTGGCGTCGGGGACATCGGCGTCGGCGGCGTGGGCGTCAAGCAGGCCGTGGGCGTGGCTGGCGAAGCTCTCTCTGGCCCCTCCAACTGGATACAGACGCAGACGGCAGCCTCACGCATCGCCGCAGCCACGGGGAAGGAAGGTCCGGGCGGACTCGGCGGGCTCGTGGGCGGGGCCATAAGCCTCGGGCAGGAGAAGATGACGCTTCCTGCGGATTTGCAGTTGCAACTCGATCAGGGAGTGTCCGTCGAGAGGGTCGCAAACCAACTGGCCGACCGCAATGCAGGTTTTACGTCTGATCCAATGGGCAACCTCCTGTTGTCCATTGTGCTCGATCCGATGAACCTAGTGTCCTTCGGCGCGGGTAAGGTGATAACAACGGCGGGCAGGGCGGGCGTGGCCGTGCGTGACTTGCAGGCAGCGCAGGAACTCGGCAAGACCGCCGAAGATGTGACATCGCTACAGCGCGTCATGGGCAGCACATACAACGTACTCACGCGCGACATGCCGCAGGCGGGAGCGGCGGTGATGACGCACGTTCTCGGACCGATCACACGGGGGTCGCATCAGGCACTTCCCAAACTTGCGACGGTTCTCAGCGACATGCGCAAGATTGACGATGCGGCTGGGGCGGCTGGCGATGACTCGGCTGGCGCGCTGCAAGCGTTCATGGGGCACACGGTCATCGGGGACCAGATGGCCGAGGAAGCATCCAAGGCACAACTCGCCATACTCACGAGCAAGGCAGGTACGCGGGACATCATAGCAGCGCGCGCGGCGACGGCCATGCGGCTCGATACCAAGGGCTTTGAGCAGCAGGTGGCCGACAAACTGATGACCACCAAGGTCATCCCTGCCACCGACGCCGACTTGAAAGCCGAAGTAGTGCAGCACCTCATGGCTATCCATCCCGAATGGGATGAGGCAACGGCACGCTTGGCGCTACCTTCCAAGGTTACGCAGGACTATTGGGAAGCCACGCGAAACCTTGCCTTTGGTGCGGGCGGTAGGGAAGCCGCACGCCTCCCGGCGATTGACGACGCGGCTGCGCTGGCTGGCACGCGCATCCCGACCATCGTGGCTCCCGAAACGGCCGACCACCTTAGCGTGATGACGGTACTCGGCAAGACCGAGGCGGCTGCGACCGAGGCGGGCAAGGCGCAACTGAAGGAAGTCAAGGCAGCCAAGGCTGCCGGGATTACCGACGTAAAGGCCAAGCGAGCGTGGCTGGATGATGCGATCTATCAGGCCGAGCAGGGACGTGTCCCAGCGTACCCGTACAAGTTGCAGCAGGAAGCAATCGCGGCAGGCAAGCGCTACAAGGTCAGCGCGAAGGAAGCCCTCGCGGAGTTGCGCGCGGCGCGGGACGCGCTGCCCAAAGCCAAGAAGGTTGCCGCCAACCCCCTCATAGACAACATGGAGGATGTGCTCGGGGAGGCGACCGCCACTGCTACTACCAACGCAATCCCCGCGTTGCAGGAAGCCGCCGTCGCAATCCGCGAGTTCCTGAATCTATTTCCCAACCTAAAGACCGACCTGAAGGCATGGCAGGTCGCGCGGGGCAAGGATCGTACGACGGTCGTAGACGTGGTGAACTACCTGAAGGCCAACCTAGACCGCTTCCCGACGCTCATCAACGAACCGTCGCTCGGCAAGGACCTCATAAACCGACTCCCCAAGGAATACGGTGCGTGGCGCAAGCGGTTCGGCGCGATGGGATACAAGCTCGGCTTTGAGCCCGAACAGGCGTGGCGAACCTACATTGACGAGGTTGGCGATCTTGTGCCGGTCAAGCCATTCGTCCCGTTCCAAGACATGAGCGTGGCCGCTACGCGCCGCAACGCACTCGGGCGCGTGGTGGACGGCATGATGGGCGGCATCCGGCAGACGCGCATCATCGCGGAGGCGACCGACCGCTTGGAGAAGGCCGCAGCCAAGTACGATATCGCGCCCGAGGAAGCGCAGAAGATCATGCACGCGGTCCTGCGCGCGGCAGGCAAGGCCAAGATGACGCCGCGCTCCGTGTACGAGGAGTTCCCCGATATCTTCAAGAGCATTCTCGGAGATACGCGCTACGGCCAACTCCGCGCCACCAAGAACATGAACCCGACGTTCCTGATGAACAAGGCGTTTGAGGGGAACTGGTACACGGTGGGACTAACGCAGAAGTTCACCGGGGCGATCAAGACATTCGGCTCGGGACGGTTGGGAAACTACCCCGTCAAGGTTGCCGAGCAGATGTATCCCAACCTGAAGTTCCGATGGAACCCGATGTTCACGGCTCAGGAAATCATCGAGTCCCCGTTCTTCAACGCCCTGCGTGGCATCAATCCGATGAAGCCCGAGGTTATCGGCAAGGACTTGGCGGAACTCCATGCCGTCATCATCAAGCAGCGTATTGCCCGCAACGTATTTGAGGCAGGGTGGGCCACTCAGATGTCGGCGGCTATCAACGGGAGTCAGCAATTCGGCGCGGCGAGCCGATGGGGCCGCGCGATGGACAAGATGCTGCCGGGACTGCGCACCGAGGGACTGGCCGGGTTCAAGGAAAAGCAGGCGCTCATGCAGACCGCCTCCGATCATCCCCAGTTGTTCCGTGAGGGAGTCGAAGGAATGGACCCGTCCGCGTGGCGGGAGATGCAGCTTGCCTACGGCGAGGGCGGCAAACTCGCAGACGACGCGACCGTGACGCGCAAGTATCTGGAGGAACGACTCGCGGAAGCGGCGGGGCAGAAGGAACTCGGGTACGTGCTCGACGGGGTAGAGCGCGGGGGGGCGGTTCCGCCCGAGACAGTCGTTGACGACGCTTGGACTGTCGCCGTGAAAAAGGTGGTGGCTGACCATCAGGCCGACCAACTGCGGCGATACCCCACGGATACGCCTTATATGCCGCCGCGC